TGAAGGTGCACCGCTAGTTGAAGGTACATTACTATCGTCTCCAAACTCTAGTATGTCGCCTACTTGAAATAAAGATCCATCGTCCATAGTGACCGTTGTATCTCCGATAGCAGCAGAAGCGTCATTTGTTAGAGTACCACTTTGTGAGTGTGGTCCAAAAGCAGTTGAGTTAGGACATAAAGAAACTTTTAAACTGTTTCCTAATGTTCCTGCTTCTCTTGCAGCCCAAGGTCCTATATTAGTTATTTGACCAGCGCCAGTTTCAGAATAATATGTATCAAGATAGTCAGTAGTATTTTTGATTAAGACAGCAGTACCAGTTGACACAGCATTTACTAATCCTGTGATTGGTCTTACTACCTTCAGATTATTTCCGTATCCCAAAAAGTTAGCAGCAGTAAAAAATTCTTCAAAGTTAGATGAGTTTGGTTTCCCAAATACATCAACTAATTCAGTTTCGGAAGAAACAGTAGTAACTTCGTCAATTGGTCCTTTTTCAGCTGTTAATACTATGCCACCTGAAGTCGTAGAGACAGCAGGAATAACATTAGTAAGATCCTTTTCAGTAACGAGAACACCTGGTGATACTTGAAAAGCCATATTTTAGTTCTCCTTAATATTAAGTTTATTAGTTATAACCCTTTGCATATATTTATAGTATACCGAAATTACACTATTCACCTTTGCGATATGATACGGGTCGCCAAACCTCGCCTGCGTCAACAAAATAACCGTCTTGACCCTCTGGATCATTCAATCCATCGTCTATGAAACCAAAAGGTGCCATATCTGCCTCAATGGCATTTTGTTGGTCAGTAAACATTTGACCTCTCACATCTACATTCGTTAATTCTTTAAAATATCTTTGATTTGCCAACCATGAAAATATAACAAGACACATAACTAAATCGTCTGTAGCACCTGATTCAGCCTCAAAAGATTTTCCTCTAGCAATAAAAGTCGATAATTCAGATATAATATCGAAGTCTTGAATAATTAATTTATCACCCTCGATTAAACTTTTGAGATTAGAAGTTCCAATTTTTTTTGTGCCCTTTGTCATTCTCAAACCTAATTGATTACCACGACCACTAAAGCCTCCACCTAATACTTGACCAGAACGACCTCTTTGTGTGACCATCATCATGTTATCATATTCTAATTCAAACTGTAAGTTATCTGCTACTTGTTGTCCTAAATCATTTATCTCTACTAATATAAATGCTTTGTTATAATGTTTAGCAACTCTTTCTATAATACTTGGAAAAACAAGTGGTTTAATTTCGTTATCTCTAAACTTTGCAACTACTTTATATGGGGCTGATGTACAATCTATCACACAAAATGCTGAATAGTCATTTGTAAGTCCTCTTGATACATCAACTGTCATTGTGTAAAGATGATTTTTCTTTGGCATTTCATATACATCTAGACCACCACTACGTTTAGGTTCAACAACTGGCATAGTTTTAATTTTACTTGCATTGATAAGTGTATCTACACTACCTAGAAACTCACATTCAAATTCTGTTTGAAACTGAGCCTCACTTGTATTCTTAATTGTTTCTTCTTTCCATTTTTCATCACGACCTGGTACTTCACTCCAATGTACTTCGACAGGAACAAAGTTATTATTTTTGTTTGTTGCGTCTACCCACATCTTGTAAAACATATTCATACCATGTGGTGTAGATACTATCATCACCTTTGACGATTTACCAGAAGATATTGTAGGATAAACTGAACTAAAAAATTCTTCGGCAATATTGTTAGGCACATAAGCGAACTCATCTAGAAATATAATGTTAAAGGTACTTCCTCGAACAGCACTAGAAGAAGTACTTGCCGCTACAATTCTACTTCCGTTTTCTAATTCAAGTGAACCTTTGTTCCAGTTGAGAACGCCTTGTTGCATCCATTTGGGTAAATGTTCGTAAGCCAATTGCAAACGACCTAATAAATCTCTTGCCGTAGAAGATTTATTGGCCAATATTGCAACATTCACATTGTCATTAAATAAGACATAATGTAAGAGGTAAGAGACTATGATAGTTGACTTTCCACTCTGTCTAGGTAATTTACATATTGTAAACCTATTGTCGTGGAAAGTATCTACCATCTTCCGCTGAAAGTCATACATTTCAAAAGGTACTAAACCTTTATCAATGGTGACAATTTTTAAATAATTTTCTATAAAATATTTAGGACTTTCTAAACACTTCATTACTTCTTGGATTTGTTTCTTTGTAAATCTAGAAGGAGTGTGTGCTTTCTTTAAATTAGGATTACCTAAATATTGATCCGTTGTTGCCATTTATTTTTTTAAGAAATCTTTGAAAGGTATTTTACCCTCATTCACTTCTTGTCCATAATCCATTTTGTTCATTAGTACATACATCTTTTCACCAAGTAGATTGCCTATTTCGTAATCTGATATATAATGAAACCCTGCAATTACTCTACCGTAACCACATTCATAGGCTGCAGCCATAATTTCTTTTTCTAATTTTGGTACTTTACCTGCAACATATCTTCCTATTATAACTGATTGACACGCATGACCACTAGGATATGCAGGTGTTTTATTTGTTTTACTTGGTAGTGTTTGTATTCTAGGTAAAACTACATGAGGTCTTTTTCGATTAAAAAACTTTTTAAAATGTGTTATAATCGGAACAGACTCTTTTAAAATTTGTTCAAGTTCGTTAGGGTGAAACTCTAAATTGTTTTCTCTTATAACTTTCTTAATAGCAAAATAAGGATCCTGGTCATGATCCATAACAGACTGTACCTGTTCTGGTGTTCTTAATCTTGTTATCTCATCTACTTCTAACGCCTCTTTCATATCATCTTTTGGTGGCGTTGGTAGAGTAATTACTTCATGAAGTTTTTGTCTAAAAAATATCATTCTTTGTCCTTCTTTAACATTTTTTGCAACTCAGTCGTTGAACCAACAAACAATGCATTAGTAACATTTTTTGGTCCAGTATTTGGTACTTCTTTTACTTTCTTTAATTTATCTTGCAAGTCTAAAAGATTTTGTGATACTTCACTTACCGTTTTAATTAATTGTCCTGCGACCTCATATGCTCTTGGATGTTCTCCTTCTTTTGCAAGACTGAGTATACCATCAATAGCTTCATTACCTTTATCAATTAAATTATAAAGATTTTTTCTACCAGTTTCAAAATCTATTTCTGGATCTTTATCTTCTGGTACAATTATTTCAGTACTTACTTTTTTAGGTAATACTTCGTTTTCAAAAGTTTTATCAATCTCGGCAATACCTAATACTTCATTTAATTTGTCATCAATTTTACTCATGTTAAATCCTCTTACGATGGTTTATTAGCACTTGATGTAGTATCTTCGCCAGTCGCTTCATTATAATCTAAAGTATCTGTAAAGAACTCTAGTGTTGTTGTGTATGTATATGTATCATCCTTGTCAGCTGATGTTGGGTTTGGTGTAACTGTAACTCTTTCTACTCTTGGTGCATTAGCACCTGTATCAGAATATAAATCAGCAGATACAGTTTTAATTATAGCATTTGTACTAATTGGTCCATACAAGTAAATTTTTGCTGTAAAACTTAAAGTATAAATTATTCTTCTACTTGTTGTTAGTGAGCCTGTATAACTATCTTCAAAATCTACATTGTTTAACACAATTGGTATATCTCTTTTTGTATCCATTGTTCTATCTTCAATCATAGTAACAGTATAATCAGGTTGAAAGTATGGAAGTATCTGTTCAACAATTTGTAAACCATCATCTGAATTAGCAACGTAAACACTTAAAGAAAAATTTACATTGTAAGGCACAGGCATATATTGATTGTTCATCTTAGTGGTGTCGGCATTTGTTGTTACTTTTGTTATCTTTTGATTTTTATTTAACTTACGACCGCCATCGTAACTATATCCAGTAACTTCAAATGACATTCGAGGTAGAGTGATTGCCACTTTTGAATCATCGCCAGTTAGGTCTTGCTGTGCGTCTAATCTAGCTAAAAACTTTTCTTTTGGTGAATATGATAAAGGTACTTTTATATTTTGTATAGGATTCCCGCTAGAATCTAATCTTTTAATATTTACGTTATT